CATCAGTTGCCGTATTTGCAGACGGACCAACAAGCGCACCGGCCAAACTCAGGTTTGGTGTTCCGACATAAATTGGAAGCGTATTAAGTGTTGTATTAGCCATGACCTACCTCAAGTAAAAGCGCCAAGGCGCAGTTGTTCTATTTGACCACGGATCAAAGCCGCAGTTATCTGAATGGTATTATCTGGGAAAGTAAGATCCGTTGTAATGACAAGATCGGATATGTTTACGTTTCCGCTGTTATCCCTTTGAACCGTCCGAGATGCGGCAAGAACCATCATCACATCCTTCGTTCCGGCGGAGAATGACACGGCGGCGTTGGAGTTAGATGATGTATATACAGTTGTTCTTGTGATGGTGTTGGCAGAGGAATATGTCCCTAAGCCAACTTCCCATTCATTTAGCGTTTGATGAGCGATAGAATAATAGCATGTGTCACCGACAGACATGACAGCACTAAACGTCTTGTATCCTGTCGCGGCAGTTCCGGACACGACCATTGGACTTGTACTTGTTGTCGTCGATGTATCGTAGATACGATCAGATGATACAAAAGCCATGCTCTTATCCTAACACTACCTCAGGCGATGCGGATAATTGCGTTCGATGCGTCAGCCGTTGGGAAAATAACCGTGAACGTACCCGAAGACACCGTCTTATCCGAACCAAAGTCCAGGATACAGACCGAAGGATTCGTCAAGCTGAGACCAGAAGTTGGGGTTGAGTTGTAGATCATCGCGCCACGAGCTGTGAACGAAGCAGACGACCACGAAGCATCACCGAAGTCCGTGAATGCTGTCGTGCTTGTGCTTGTCGGATCGACGTTTGTCAGCGACACACCACCCGCCGTATATGCCGAGCCGGACGTATTCGTTATTTCGTTCGTTGAGGTGTACGCAGTTGTTGCTGCGGTGAACGAAGCAGAATCCGTATACAAGGCAATCTTGAACGTATCGCCGCCAGTTGCACGGAAGTCATGGGCAGCTTGCATGAGCTGCACCTTGAACGACGTACACATAAAGTTACCAGTGAAGGCCATCACACACTCCTTATCAGATCAGCAAGTTGCGGATGACCCGCATCAGTTAAAGTCTTTGATACCACAGAAGCATTATCTTTAACAGCTTCTTTGATATAGTACAGAACCACAGCCTCAATCCGGGACTTGAAGGCCACCGCCTGTTCCCGGATTTCAGGAGGAGCGGTATCTGAAACCGACATGATTTTGTCCGAGGCCTGTTTAGCCCAGAACTCGACAGGGTGACCATTTTCCGAAATGGCTACGTCAACCCTGAAAGCACCTGTACCGAGAGCGTTAAACATCAGTTAGCCTTTACCCGAATAAGGCCGTCACGATAAGCATCTTCATTTTCACGACCTTCGCCGTAGTTTTTAAGACGTGACAGCGATTCATTGAACCGTTGGTTATAGAGGTTAAGGAGATCTGGCTCACCCTTCATGAAGGTATAGGCTTCGACCAGACATCCATAGAGCATTGCCTGTTGAGCATTATCCCCAAGCCAGGTAGTACCCGCCGTGACAATACTTTCAGGACGATAGTAATAGTGCAGTTCTACGGAGTAGTTACTTGCTGGAACAGGGGCAAGAATGAAGTTGTCCACGTCGAAAAGCGCGTAATACTTCGGCGAACCTGTTGCCCCGGTCGGGTTATACTCTTGGAGATACTCAACATCCTTCATCAAAAGGAAGCTTGTAGACCCACTTACCGTGACACTGAGGCTGAATGGGGAAAGATAATCGGTAGGAACCGCAAGATATTTGTTGCTTGCTGTCAGTGTTCCGGTCTGGTTCTTACGAAAAACCTCAAGATCGACGGCGTAAAGCAGCCTTTCTTCCGTGTTCTGGATGAAGGTATCTATATTGTCGTTGAACGTCGTTTCGTCGTACTGGGTAAAGTCCTTAATGGCCTGCACCAGTGTAGCATATGTCCATGCCATTATGTGATCTCCACTTCAGGAACGCCCAACTGCATAACCCCTTGGAGAAGATTATACTGCACAAATGGGAAAATATCATATCCCACCGGCACATCAATTGGCTCCTTACGATCAGGGCGTGGATTCAAAAGAGCCTGTGGTTCTGTTGGCGGGTAGATTGGGTCAAGTTGCGGGTGCTTGGCTTCCCAGCATTCTGGGCATGTGCGAAGACCATTCCACTCAAGTTTGAGCTGAAGGTAAGTATACATGAACCCGCAGCGATCACATATCGCTTTTGACTGGAAACCTACGGCAAACCGCGTCATTAAATCACCCTATACGATGATCGTCCTGGCGTAAGGTTTAGGGATGCCCGGTCACGATCTTCCGCAGCGGCCCGTGTAAATTCCTCATCATACACAGCCTTGAGGAGCTGACTTCTGTCAGGAGCCTTTTTGAGAGAAAGGTAGTAGGCAAGGCCAGCCGCCAGACAAGGATAAAAGCGGAAAGGGATTTCAAGCGTATTAACCCCGGAAGAAGCATCGTCCATACGAACGAGTTTATTGAAAACAATGTAGTAGGTCTGATCAGGTGTCGGCCAGATCTTGATGAGCGGTGTGATCTGCCTGTCAATGAAGTATTGAACAGGCCGGGCCTGCGTTAACTTATTGGGAATGTTGAGATAGTATTCACGGCTGATGCGCTCAAGAGTCAAGTCAGCTTGACTGGATGTGCCAACACCGTTGGTGAACCGAACAACAGCTTCCAGGACATCGATGGTTGAAGAGGACAATGCATACTCATTGTCTCCAGCAACAACCGTAATAATCTCTTCTTCAATCGTCCATTGATTGAGGCCGCGATTGGCCCAGTCAGCCAGCAAAAGGTTCAGGCTACGACGAGCTGTGCGCTGATCATAGCCAGTTTTAACCTCAATGCCGCAGCGTTCGAAGGCTTCTTCGATATACTCTGCGACATCAAGTTCAAAAGACTTTGTGCCTGAAAGGGCCATTACTTACCTCAACAGATCTTGCAAGGCTTTGTCTTGCCGCCTGCTTTGCCTGCTCCTTTCGGAGAGACAGAAACATGCTTGCCTTTTGAAACCATGCCGCCCTTGCGAAAAGCACGAGGCATGACTTGAGCAGACATACCTGGTTGTTGGGATCCGCCAACCTGCACAGCTGTTTGTCCGGCTGGCATCACACCAATTGATCCTTGACGGACACCACCGCCAGGAACTTGGGTCTGACTTACTACAGTAGAACCACCGCCACCAATTGGGCCAGTGGGCATAGGGGCGGGATTAATAGGCATGGTTGTGATTGGAGGACCGCCCGGAGTACCGGGGGATGGTGCCATACCTTTGCCGCCAACTGGGACGGGCTTTGTCATACCTGGACGCATCATTTTAGCAGCCTTTCCGTTTTGCCATGCCGCCTTTTTTATAAGCTGCGCCCATGCCACGAGTAGCCATTCCGCCACCCTTCAAAGCAACGCCCTTGCCTTTTACAGCAATACCGCCACCCTTATATTCAGACTTCTCCATCATCGGAGATTCTTTTTTCTCGTGGCGCTTCATAGCACCTTTGGAAGAGTACACTTCACCAGTGCCCTTTTCCTTAATCGAGCCGCCCTTCTTAAGGGCAATACCTTTGCCGCGAGTAGCGAGACCGCCGCCGCGAAGGCCTTTTGCAGACTTACCTGTATCGTGCTTCACATCAGCCTCCGAAGCTTCCCATTGTTTCATTGTCATACCACGTTTCTTCGCAAGACGCTTGTCCTGTTTAACGTCTTCCTTAGAGCCTTCCCACATCCCAATGTTCATGAGTCCGGTGGGAGAAGATGATCCGGCCATATCAGTACACCTTACCTTTGCCATGGCCCTTAAGGGCTACACCGCAACCGCGAACCATGCCGCCTTTGGCATAGCCACGGGTCTTATATTCTTCTTTGGCATCGTCTGCCATTTCACTTTCCGCCTGGCTGCTGCGTTCCGCATCAGTTTTGTCGCGAAGATACTGCTGCATAGCGTCAGACATTTCCATGTCTTCCGGCTTCATGATCTTCTTACGCGCACGTTTCCGAAACTCGGGTGTCTCAGGCGGCAAAGGAATGTTTGGCATCTTACTTGCCCTTCTTTTTCATCTTGCTCATGCCAGCTTCTGACAGAGCGATAGCAATTGCTTGCTTCGGGTTCTTCACAACCGGACCTTTTTTGCCCGAGTGGAGAGTTCCAGTTTTGAACTCATGCATCACCTTGCCCACTTTTTTCTGAGCTTTAGTTGGCTTTTTCATTTAGACCTCGCAGCACGCATGTTATCAACAAGATTGGGGTAAGGACGACCGGCCTTTGACGCAGCAGCTTTGGCCTTTGCCTTCTGCGCCGGTGTCAACTTCTTAGATTTGCCTAGATCTGAGGGACGCTTCTTGTCCCAAACCTGCTTCTTCATTTGCTATGGCCTCTTGGCTTACCGACAGCAATCATAATAGCAATTCCAGGCTTCTTTGTCATGCCACCTTTTTTCATTGCCATCATGGAACCCATACCTTTTGATGGGGCCATTGGAGCCATGCTCTTGGATGGGGCCATCGCACCCATAATCTTAGGGGCGCGTGATTTGTTCTTTGCAATCTTTGATTTGATCGAGGACTTTTTCATGATTTGATTCCTGCCATGCGGTCGATCTTCTCTTCGAGACGGTCAAACCTGGTGAGTAATTGGGCCTGTGTGTTCTGAAGATCTATCTTTGTGACGTATGTCTTCGGAACATCTTCGCGATGCTCCGAGATAGATTTCCAGACGCGCTCTATGGATGCGTTGTTGGACTCAACAACGGAACTAATCCGATTATTGAGGTATACCAAAACCCAGAAAAGCGGAAGAATGATTATGGATAGAATGGCGTTCCATATCAGATCAAATGAGAGTTCCATTACTTGCATCTCCACCGCTTACGCGCTTGGCGAAGGCGGCTATTCGGATCTTTTGCGGCCTTCGGAAACTGTTTCATTTGTCCCTCAGACCGGGCGCAAAAAGACTTACGACGCTTGGCACGTTCTCCGGATGGATTGGATTCCGTGACAGCAGTCTTAAGTTTTGAACCAGGATTAGCACGACGGAAGGCCTTTACGCCTTTCTCCGTCATGCCAGCACCCTGCTTTGTGGGACGGAAGTTTCCAGACTTAACTGATGTCCGTATTCCCATGCCCTTTGCCATCGGAACCTCAGTACAACTTACGCATCACGAGGATGATGGTGTACATATCATTAAGAGATGCACTAGTTGTAGTAAACGTAATGTTTCCGTTCTTTCCGGTTCCGGCATTGTTATCAATTCCGCCAAACTCATCATACACTTGAGTGTTCATGACGTTCTGTGGAACAGTCATTATAAGTTGAGGGGAAGTTGCATCCCAGAACAAACGCACTTCCATGCCATGTGTCATGGCATAGATTTTGTCGATCTGAACAGCGATACAAGGCTTGCCTTGATACGACGCGAGACTTGATACGTTCACCTTCGTGACGTTTGACTCACCTGTACCATCGGAAATGTTCGTGAATTTCATGATGACTTGTTTGTCACCCTGAAAAATAGTCTGTGTTGTTACTGCATCAGCCATAAGAAGCTCCTGTTGTGTGGAGGAGCGATCATCGCCCCTCCGTCATTTAAGAGATCTTATCAGACCGTTGCGCTGAACGGAGTAGCTGGCGTACCCGAACCAACCAAGTTAGCGTTTACGCGCCAAAAGCCTGTGGCAACATCCGTAACTGTGATGATTGATCCGGCGAGACCGCCAGTTGTGCTTCCGTTAAGCGTAATCGTATCAGAAGATGCGAGTGTACTGAAGGCTGTGCCCGTTGTTCCACCTACGTTAGCAATACCGTTCATAACGTCAGTAGAGTTTACAACCTTAACTGTCGTCGAGTTGCTTGTAACTGAGGTGCTAATCAAGAACGAGTACGTTGCCTGTGAGCCGCTCGAAGCAGGAAGTGTAATTGCTGTACCAGCAGCGCGGCTAACTGGAATCGTAAGGCCATTATAATCGCTGGTTACGGCAAGAGTGGAAGCAGTGACGGCGGTGATAACCGTGTCTGTTCCAGTGATAAAGCCAGCAAGTGATTTTACTGGACCCGAAAAAGTAGTCTGACCCATGGTCGTCTCCTTATGCAGAGGTTTGGCTTCGTAGTCTCTGCATCGTCTGCCGGGACAGTCTACAAAGCCGGGTTAACCCGGATAGAGGAGAGACCGGGATTTCTCCCGGTCTCTAGTAGTATTAAGCGCCCTGCGAACCGTAGATCGCACGAGGATCAGACCAGCCGAACGAATAACGCTCGCGAGCCTTGTAGCGCACGTTGCCCGTTTCAAAGTCGCCTTCCATGGCGGTCTTGAGGGGCGAGCGCACAAAGTGCTTGAGGCCATTCGGAGCGTCCGTCTTCACGAACCACGCATCCGGATCGGTCAGGAAGTGATTCACCGCGAAGCCCTGCGGCATGTAGCCACCCGACTTAAGCGCATTGATATCATTGTCTGCCGTCGAGGTGCGCTGTTCCGACTTCAGGATACGCTCTGCCGTGAACTGAAGCGCAGGCGGAATGATAAGTTTCATGCCGCGAGTTGCGATCTTCAGGCCGCGTTCGTCGATGAAAGCAGCGATGTCAATGAGCGCCTGTTCAAGAGACGTTTCATTAAGGTCGGCTTGCGTAGCAAGCGTGTTCGACCAGTTACCGCCGCCCGTCGTCGGGTGGTTGCTGGCGATCAACGCCACGTTATCGCCGCCCTTGTAGGACGAAGAGAACGCGTTGTTGAGGACACCAGCCGCCTTAACCTGCTTCGTGTTCGCCATCGAGCGAGCAAGAGCGCGGGTATAACGAGCTGAGAGCTTGTCGTAGAGGTTATCTTCGACCGCTTCTTCCGTGATGGCGAATGCAAGAGCAATCGTCTCATGGGTGTAGCGAGCGGTGAAGGCTTCACCTGCTGTGTCGTAAGCGATGGCAGAACCTTCGCCCTTGACTGGAGCTTGACCGAAGCCAGAGAGCATAACCTCTTCTTCGAATGCACGGTCTGAATTTTCCGTGTCGAAGATTTCCGCATGCTCGTTGTCATAACGATCATATTCCATACCGAACAAAGCATTCAGGCCAGGCTCAAGTTCCTTGAGGAGCTGTGAACGAGTAATAGCCATGATTCATAACTCCTTAGATGCCCTTGCCCAGGCCATTGATACCATAGCGGTAGAAATGGTTGTTGAGCAAAACGATTGCGAGACGACCCGCTACAGTTGGATCTGAGCTAGAAGGAGTATCTTCAAAGCCTACGATACGGAGGTTAAGGATATCCGAACCGGATCCTGTAGTTCCGCCAACAGCGACAGTCGAGACAGCCAACTTACCATACGACAAACCACTGGTCGTTGAACCAGTTGTTGCAGTCGCAAAGTTTGCGTTGGCATGGATGGCAGCATCTGTAATTGCTGCATCGCAGTTGATAAGGAAGAGCTGATCTGGGTGAGCGGCAATTTCAGCCGTTGCAACCGAGTTAGCCATAACAGCTGCGGTACCCGGCCAGTACGGAGACCACTTGGGCTTGCCGTTCAAGTCGATGTAATTACAGCCAAGGAATGCGCCCAAGAGCGGGACAGTACCACCGGCAGCGGAACCGACAACATCGATCAAACCGTTAGCGAGCGGAATAACAGGGGTACCCTGATAGACTACGCTTGACGTACCTGCTGTAGAAGCAGTTTGAATCGAAAACGTCATGTTTCCGGTGGTGTTAGCGCCTGCTCCAAGCATGTTATACGGGCGAAGCCCGAAAGAGGCATCAAGATTTGCCATTGCTTAGATCCTTTATTATTCGGAGGAACGATTTCCACCGAAGGTGACACGGGATTGCCGATCAGGTTTAATGATTGGCATGACTGGATTCTGATCTCTCATCAGATCGTTATCGACAGCCGTCAACTGGTCAGATGTTTGACGCGCATAATAAGCTTTGCGCTGATCAACCAACTCTTGCGGGATGCGGGCCAATACAAGACCACCTACCGCAATAACACCAGCATGCTTGCCGTCGTTTATCGTGGGCAGATCTTCACGATCTGGATACTCATCTGCGCGAACTAACTCAAAGCCCTCGCGTAGGCGTGCGGAGAGATTCTTCCGGTCGTCCATGCCACCAGATTCCATGCGGATCCAGCGGTGAACATAGCCCTCAGGTGGTGGAGGCGCATCCAATGTGGATGGTGGCTTCCAAGCCATCGGGCGGGTAGTAGCAGTGCGTGTCGAAGCAGCGCGTGGTGAGCGATTAACCATTATTCGGCCCTCTCTCTTGCGAGCTTCAACTGACGTTTGTAATCATCATAGCTTACGCCAAGACGACGTGCAATACTTTTCTGGGAATCCGAAAGATCAGAGTCCGAATTGGACTTCTTTACTTGGGCCGGACGGCCAGAAGCGACAGTAGAAGCGGGTTTCTTTTGCACGATTTCCTTAAACTTATTTGGAAACTCTCTGCGCATACGCGTATCAAGTTCGCGATAGTAGTCATCTGAAGC